TTCGTAGAGTGCTTCATGATGTAGAACTGACATAATTTCCTTTCGTGTATATACCTATTATACACACACAAGGGGGCATTTTGGGAGATTTATGTGACAGTTTGTAGTCTGTCACTCTGTATAAGATCTCTGTGAATGTAGAGCAGTTTGTCAAGGTTTAACCCCTCAAGGTCAGTCCACTCTGACACATAATCCCAATGATCCAAATCTGGTGTACCATCAACCTGAGTCGGGCAAGAGCAGAATTCTTGATCCTCATCTAACCAGAAGTGTCTTCCAAAATGTAGTGAAGCGAGCATTTAAACCTCTTTGTGTATGTACTTATTATAGAGTGAAAATGGTCACTCTAGGGAATTCGAGTGACAGTTTGCTTACTGTCCATTAGTGTAAGAACCCATGAGGCAAGCACCGTAGCGAACCTCAGCATATCCGTACTCTTCGGATAGGTCTAGGCATAAACCCCAACAATCGTCAAGGTCAACAAATGAGGAATTCTCATAAGGTGCGGATGGACAATGTACAGAATACCTCATAATTACACCTCCTCTTGAAATGAATTGTACAGGATAATCTTCATTAGTAACTTTATACTTATACTGCATAATATACTCCCTTACTTGTGAATAAAACTCATCTTTGCTTATTAACATTTTCTTCTGCATATCTCCTCTGAAAGATAATACTTTTAACATACGATTGTTTATTAGATAAATATCCAGATCTTAAATAGGATAATAATCAACAACCATATTACCGTCTTTAGATGTTAGTTCCATGATAATGATTAGGTAAGGTGGATAATAAAAAAGAGGTGCGATTGCGACCCCTTTGAGTTAGTTTTAATACCAGATTTCTGCTCTGATAGTTGTATCAAACTCGTAATATTCGGGGGAATACCATACAGAAATGCTGTCAGATTGATGCACTTCGTTGTAATACTCTTTCTGAACATTTGAGTAGATGTTTTCAGTTAGTGCTTGCATGATGAAGAAATGAATAATAGTTTAATACGGAAAGTTTACTTACAATGTTATGCAATTTGTAGGGAGTCTGCATCTATAAGTATCATCCCATCCCAAAAACTTGCTGTTTCATCACGATAACTAACGAACCAATCGAAGTTTTTAGCAAATACTCTCGCTCCATATTTAACCTCATTAAGTATAGCATTTAGGCGAGATTTTGTAGTGACTGTCTCATAACCACAACTACTAATCTTTAATGCTTTGAGATTATGGTCGAAAGTAGCGATTTGATGACCATGTAAGAAGACTGAACTGCAATTCGTTGAGTCATTGTAAGTGACTTGAGTGTTAGAACCTGCCCAGTTGCCTTTGTTGCTTAGAGCGAAGTTCATTTGTCTCTCAAGTTTTCTCATAAAAATGCTTTGTATCTTACACTATTATAACACTTTAATGGTTCCCCCTTCTTGTTATTATATCCCTTTTAATAATTCTTTACAGTTTCTCGAACAAACTGCACAGAGTTAGTTATATAAATGCCAATTTACATAGTGTCCTTATGTTATACTTTATTTACATACAGTTGTTTATACTTAAGGGGTCAAAAAAAAATCGCTTTCGCATCTCGTTCTGTGAAATGTGCAGCGATTTAGTTATAATTTAGTAGATGAAATAAAAGGGGAGTTACTAACAACCTTCGCTGGTATGTACGAACTCTTCATTATCATCTAATGATTCTAATTTGATGTTTGCATAATAAGCAGTCTCCTTAATCTGTTCATCTATATGCTCAATTAAGGAAGTGTAATCGTATCGCCTTTGTATATCTGTGGCGATCAAATCTACTTCATCAAAGTTTAACTTAGGATAGTTCTTTTCGAGATACTTATCTATCTCAAATAGGATGGAATTTTTCATACTAAGTGATGCTGGTGGTAGTCTTATTTAGTATGCTAAGTATCATTTTATTCTGTTATTCCCTCTGCTTCGTTATCATTAATGTCTGGTAATCTATCTGTATTAAGTGATGCTAACCTTGGGTCAATATGTGATGTTACATTATCAACTAACTCATCATATAATTCTGCATCATATAAACTTTCTATCCTCTCTTTGATCTCGCTATCTGTTAATCTATCGAATGAATTAGTAACATATTCTGTTGCTAACTCATATAAAGATTGATGATCCATACTATCAACTTGTAACTCTACAAATTGCTCAATAAGTTCATCTCTTTGTGCGGATGTTAGGTTTTTCATTGTTAGTTACTCCAGGAAAATTGTGGTTGCTCAAGTATAATATCTCTTACTCTTTCTCTATCTAAACTATCACCACCACCCCAAGAATAATGAACATATTCTAAATCTCCCTTCTCAAATCTCTCAACATAAGTATTAAATGCCTCTAATATATCTTTCTTAGTTAAACCTTTAATTGGATAAAGTTCGGATTGTGGGTTATAAAATGCCCACACATAATCCACGAATTCTTGTAATGAATTAAACATGATTAGACCTCCTTAAAGATAAGATGTGAGTGAATGTATAAGATTAGAAGTATAATCAATCGACTTAATACACCAACCTGAATTATCACTTATCTTATCAACTAATTCATCTTCGTTATCAACTTCCCAGATGCCTAAGTTATCATTAGTAATGGCAATTTGCTCATCTAATGATAAACCTTCCCATTCTACAAAGTCATTATCATCGAAATCAAATTCAATTTTTGTTACTAATAGTTTCATAATTAACCCCCATTTGTATAAGAACCTAAGACACAATTTCCGTGTCTAACTTCTGCATAACCATATTCTTCGGATAAATCTAAACATAAACCCCAACAATCTTCGAGGTTAATGAAAGAACTATTCTCAAAAGGTGCAGAAGGACAATGTACAGAATACCTCATAATATCACCTCTTTAGATATAAATTGTGCTGGCATAAATTCGTTTGTTACTTTATACTTACATTCTTTAATATATTCCCTTACTTGATAATAAAACTCGTCACGAGATATTAACATTTTCTTTTGAGTATCACCTCTAAAAGATAATACTTTAAGAATACGATTGTTGATGATGTTATTATCCCAATCCTTTACAGGATAGAAATCAACAACCATATTTCCGTCTTTTGATGTTAGTTCCATGATGAAATCTCCATAATAAAGTAATAAAAAAGGAACACGATTACTCGTATTCCCAGAAAGCAGGTTCGCAAACTTTATCAGTTAAAGTTTCATAATCTGCATGATTTACATTCTCTGGTAAACCCATATCGTTGAAATATCTTATTATTTCAACAAGTGCAGTTTCTTCTGCTTCAGTGATACGAATGTTGCGAAATGTTGTTGAATTTGACATAAACAATTAAAGTGAAAAAACTTGTGAGAGAGTCAAATCCCAGATGTCTGACCTACGGCATCCAATAGAATGAGTTACAGTCTCAGGGATGGGCATTTGACTTGCCCTCACCATTATGTCAATTTAGAGGTAACTAACATTTATTGGAACTCTTTCTTGTATTAAATGTCCATAATCCTCATGCAATTCACACCCTATGTAATATCTTCCTAATGATTTTGCGACCATTGCTGTTGTTCCAGATCCCATAAATGGGTCGAGAATAATATCATTTTCTTGTGAACCTGCTAATATACATGGTTCAATCAAATCTGGTGGAAATACTGCAAAATGACTACCCTTATATGGTTTATTTGTTATACTCCAAACAGACCTTTTATTCTTTGTTGGATATGATTTAGTGAGTCCAGAATGGGGTTGTAATCCTGTACCTTTATTGTGATATTTCCCTTTAGTTCTATCACGAGTACCCCAATCTTTGGCTGGCTCCTTAATACTTTCATTGTCATAATAGTATTTCTTGTTCTTACTTAGTAGGAACAAATATTCATGTGATTTAGTACATCTATCCTTCACACTTTCTGGCATTGGATTAGGTTTATGCCATATAATATCTTGCCTTAAGTACCATCCATCTGCTCTTAATGCAAATGCTAACATCCAAGGAATACCAATTAAATCTTTTTCTTTTAGTCCCTCTAATTTATTACCTCGCCTAGCACATTTGTCTGGTAAATCTTGTTTAGTCTTGGATACAGTTTGTTTAACTAACCCTTGACCTTTTCCTGGTCTATAGTTATAGTAACTATCACCAATATTCAACCATAATGTACCATCTTCAGTTAGCACATTACGCACTTCTCGGAATACTTCTACTAGGTTTTGAATATACTCTTCTGGAGATGATTCTTGTCCTATTTGATTATCCTCCCCTCCATAATCTCTTAAACCATAATAAGGTGGAGATGTAACACACATTTGTGCCTTATCATTTAGTGTAGAAAGTGTGTCACTACAATCTCCAAATAGTATGGTATCTTTCATCTTGCTATCCATGCTTGAAACAATATGTATGCCCCAAATGTTAACATTAGGAATGTAATTGGGAAAAATGGAATGATAGTAATTACATGTAATACTTGTATAGTTACTATTATATAAAATGCCCACATTATGACCATACCTATTTTATTATGCCTACTTCCTCGTTTATATGGATGAACTGCTAGATGTGGAGATCTATCCCATCCATCAACCATATATTCTTTTGTAGGTATATTTTTACTCATATTCATATTCCTCTAATCCTTCAAATTCTGCCATATAATAATCACAAGTTACCTCATAATATGCTGCCAATGCTTCAATATCATTGGGATCAATAGCACATTTTTCAAATAGATCTAGTGTAGATTCGTGCATTTCGTCAAATAAATTAAGATTGAACATTATTAATATAACATATAAATTGGTGAACTTTAGTTTGAGTGTGACACTAGATTAACTGTCATAATATTACTTAAATTTTGCATTGACTCCCATTATCCTAGCATTTGGATGTTGAGCAAGAGCAACTTTCTTTGCTTCATCATAATTAGCAGCATAACATTCTACTGTAAAAACTTGACCTGCAACATAACATTTGACTTCGCATTTCATTAGTTTACCTCGTTACTGTAGTAATAGCAGCTTCACCTTTATTGAAAACAGTATCAACAACTGCTTCAACTTTGCGTGATGTAGTAATACCCACTCTATCATAAACTGGTACACAAATCAACCCATAAGTCTTGGTAGCGTTACCTTTTCTAATAACTCTACCAATAGTTTGACTGATTGTTATGTAATCCATTGATCTTAGGAATATTGCAGTATCTAGTCCTGATACATTAATACCTTCAGATAATATACTGTGGTGTAATACTACAAACTTCTTATCATCATCCTTACCCCATTCATTTAATGTATTGAAGAACTCCTCACGATTTGTTTTCTTACCATCAATAACTGCACCAGTCTTTGATGTAATATACATCCATGAATATCCACGAGTTCTTAACTGTATGCAGAAGTCAGTTAGTGATGTCAAACTAACAATTTGTTTGGTAGATCTTGCACAGATAAGTACCTTACTCTTGTTACAATCATCAATGCTATCTATTACATTGTCACAGTCTTTCTCGTGTCTAAATCTACTGTCATCAGTCTCATCTATCTTCTTAATTGTTACTTTAGGTGGTAGAATATACCCCTGATTAACTAAATCTGGTGCTGGTACATTGACTAATACTTTACCAAATATGTCCTCATCATTCATTCCTATTTTAAAAGGAGTTCTTGAATGTTTGGGTGTAGCAGTAAAGAAATAGCAACGATTAGCATACATTGAGTGATACTCAACTGCTTCAATAAAGTTCTTTTGAACACTATTATGTGCTTCATCAAAGTATATTGTATCAACATCAATCTCTGCTTCTTGTATTCTATGAAGAGAATGATATGTGGTAAAGATTAACTTATTAAATCTGTAATTGTCCTTAGTCCATTGTTTAATAGCATCACTATTTGTAGTTGATTCGTGATGAGTATCACCAGAATGTACATGTAGTATGTGATGTCTTAA